AATGCATTCCTAAAACTTCATTAGTGATGCCGTCCCAGTGTTTACAGCTCATATTAGGCGTGGCTATGTTCTTATCAGCGTATCCAAACCCGTTGCTTTTCAGCAGAAATGGGATCAAATTGTAACATAGACCTGTTTTACCGGTCCCCGTCGAACCAGTGCCGGCTATGGCAAATGGTTGTATGCGAGCCGCCTTGCCTTGCTCTTTGACGTTCAATTCATTCTTCCATGCCTTGATGCGCGAAACAAAAGCAGCGCATCTCCTACTATCAACTGGACTCATGATGTTAGACAAACGTTCAATTTTGTCTATTGAGTCTTGTAGGGGCTGATTGAAGTCCTCAACGTCTGATAATCCCAATATGGTGTTGTTATATAGTAACAGAGAGTCATCATAAGCGGCAACTGCTTCTTGTATCGGAGTACACATACAAAAAGCTTCTGTTATGCTGCCTGATTCCGCAAACTTTTTAACGCAAGCGGTAACTGCAGCAAATGTTGTAATCAACCAAGAAATAACGTCACCGGAGTTCGATTTGACTGAAGAGAGATATCGGAAAAACTGGTCACGTTTTTGAATTATCTTTGGCAAAAACTCGGATGGTGCCAGCACCAGAGTGCTGACCATGTTCACAAAATCGCTGGCCAAATCAAATAGCTGGCCTGACGAAAACAACGACCATTGAGAGAATAAACTTTGTGCGAACGTAGTCACATCGTCTATGGTAACTTTCTGTAGCAAGTCAGCTTTCTCATCAATCCATGTTGTGACAAACTTCACTAAATTGGGTGGACAATTGTCGGCAAGGACGCTAACAATCATGGGTGCCAAAGACCACAGTGAATTCGCCTTCCAAGACGCAAACAATGATGTCAATGGTCCAATAAGGCTTGCGAAATCGAAGTCTGAGCCACTCATAGGCCGCATACGGTCTTTACGAGCACGCCTCTTCTTACGGGAGTGCCTGTGTTGGCTCCTTCTCATGGCCTTGATGTTCTCAAAAGATGCTTCATCCGAATCATGTGGAATGTCACCTTTGTCTTGAACGAATTGCGGGGTCTTACCGCCACCATGGGTTTTGGTCTTGACTGTAAAATCCCTTCCTGTACTGATTTCATCGTGCAATGGAAAACTGT